CGGCTTTAACTGCTGGTCAATTTAACGGAGTTGTTGCATCTATGATGTATAACAATTGGAATGCTACTTCTACAGCTGGCGTTGGTAAACGTGTTAAGGTTGACGGTATCGCTATCACTTCATCTAACATTGCCCAAGAATATGCGCGTGTGTATGCTGCAATACCAGCTACTGTATTAGCTAGTGGTATGCCAGCTTATATCTACGCTCCTAAGTCTCACATGCAGTTAATCAACATCTATAACACCGCGGCTACTTACCGTGATTTATTTAGTGTTCAAGGCGAAAAATATTTCTACAACGGAGTTGAAATTAAATTTGTGCCTGTTCCTGAAAACGTAATTATCGCGGCTCCAAAAGAACATTTATTTTGGGTAACTGATTTAACTTCTGACGTTAACAAATTTGAAGTTAACAAAGTTGCTTTAAACCAAGATTTATTATTCGTGAAACACGTTGGAACTATCGCTGCTTATGTAGCTAACCAAGCGTTTAACGTATTATATTGCGGATCTTAATATTAACATAGGGAGGAGTTGAACGCCCTCCCTTTTTTACAAACATTTAAAAATATTTATATATGGCATGTGCATTAACGCAAGGACATACACCAAAGGTTTGTAAAACCAGTGCTGGTGTTAAGTCCTTTTTAATTACAGAATTTGCAAACGTAACATCAATAACTAAAACAGCTGGAGTTATTACAACTCTTACAACTGTTGTAGGTGCTGACTTTTTCAGATACAAACAAAAAAGTGAAGTTGCTTCATTTAAACAAACAGGTGCATCAGACGTTAAGACTGGGACAGTTGCTTACGATTTAGAAGCTAACTTGGAACTTTTAGGTTTAGACCAAGCGACTCAAACTGAATTAGATTTATTAATCAGAAATACAGTTATTTTAATTGCTGAAATGACTGACGGGACTTTTTGGTTTTTAGGTGAGAATTACGGTATGGATTTGGTTTCTGACGGATTAGAATCAGGAGTTGCATTAGGTGACTTCATGGGTGATAAATTACAATTTAAAGGACGCGCATATACTAGAGTTGCATCAGTTAGCTCAACAGTAATTAGCGGACTTACTATCGCTTAAACTAATCGCTTTCATGTGGTGAGTTGAGACAGTCATTAACGTGACTGTCTTTTTTTTTATCATTATATTTGTAAATTAATACTTTATATTTAATGATACTGATTAACAAGAATAGCGCAAACACTTGCATCTTAACGTTAAGCGAAAGAACAACGTTAACAAATGTAAAGTATTTGTTTGAGTTTATAAACGATAGCACTAAGCAAACTAAAACGTTTCTTTGTGCCGATATATCAACGAATAAAGAGCGTTTTAATGAATTTGTAATTACAGAAAATACAACGGAAAATTTACTAACGGGAACTGTATCGTTAACCATTGGTGACTGGAAATACAACATATACCAACAAACATCAACAACTAATTTAATCGTAGCTAACAGCGGCGCATTAGTTGAAAATGGTAAGGTTGAGGTCAAAGGTACATCAACTGACTTAGCAGAATTTACAAGCGAACAAACAACTTACAAGGAATTTAATGGCTAAAAATAATACATCTATTGAAGTGCTAAATAACAGTTTAGCTTTCGTAACATTTGGCGAAGAGAAACGTCCTGAATTAAAAAAGGACTGGCAACATGACTATATTAAGTACGGAAAGAAAAATGACTTCCCGCAAGAACTTGTTAGGTACTTTGAAGAACATGCAGAGCATGGAGCGATAGTAAATGCCAAGGCTCGTTACTTATGGGGACGTGGATTAAAGGCCGTTAACAAAGAACAAGATGAGCAAGCAGATTTGTTTTTAAGTAAAGCAAATCGTTTTGAAAGTTGGAATAAGATAGGGCAAAAGTTAGCCTTAGATTGCGAATTATTCAATTCATTTTATTTACAAGTAATTACTGACATTAATGGTAAGCCTGTTGAGTATTTCCATCTACAATACGCTAACTGTAGACTAAGTGAATGCAAAACTAAATTATATTTTTGCGAAGACTGGACTGTCAGAAATCCTGATTTCAAAGTATTTTCAATATACAAGAAAGGTCAGGTAGGCACATTCTTTACGTCATTTAGATACTATCAGCCGGCAAAGAATAGAATAGACGCTGTTTACACGAAAGTCCCTTACAATGGATGTTTGAGCGAAATTAAAAGTGACATTGATATCACTACATTTAACGAATCATTTATTAGACGTGGTTTCTCTTCATCAATGATGGTTACGTTCTTCAATGGTGAACAGCCTCCTGAAGTTAAACGTGCAATCAAAGATAGATTTGAGCAGACATATACAGGGGTTGAGAACGCTGGTAGTGTGGTGCTTAACTTCGCAGATAAGAATGGTCAGGCGGCAAGCATTCAACCGATAAGCATTGATGAACTTGATAAAAAATTTGAATTTACTTCTAAGCGTTTACAACAAAAAATATTAGTATCTCACAATGTCACTAACCCTGAAATATTTGGTGTTAAAACAGAAGGCAGTGCATTGGGTAACCGTGTGAGCGTAAAAGAATCTTATGAATTATTCTTAAACACATACAGTAAGCCTAGACAAGAGCCATTGCTACAATATATAGCAGACATTTGCTACTTAATGACAGGTGTTTATATAGAGTTTGATTTTGACCAATTAGAGCCTATCGGTTACGATTTCTCGACTGACCAAGATTTAACTCAGGACGAAAGACGCGCCATTAAAGGGTTTGAGCCATTAAGCGAACAACAACCAACGGAACAAATACAAGCGCAAGTTAATAGCACATTGACTAACTTAACAGGTAGACAGTTTCAGGGCTTAATGCGAATCGTAAATAAGTACGATAAAGGCACGATTAACAAGCAGTCAGCTATTGCTTTAATGGTTAATGGATTTGGTTTGTCAAATGAAGATGCATTAACTTTCTTAAACGAAAACGACGCGATTGATGAAAGCATTGTTAAAATGTCTAAACAAAACGAAGATGTTATTTTAGCTAAATTCTTAGAACTTGCTGAGCCTGACAACGAAGGCCACGAAGTATTATTTGAAGAGGAAGTACACATACATAATTTAAAAGACGCTCTTAAATACGAATTAAAGGCGCATAGAATGTACTTTGAGGATGCATTGAATATTAGTGTAACAGATTTAGACAAAGCAGTTTTAAACGCAATTAAAGGTAATCCTACATTGACTCAAGAAGAATTATCAAAGTTGCTAAATGTTTCGATTGAGAAAATTAAACAATCAGTTTTCAGATTAAAAGAAAAGGGACTAGTTGAGAAAAACGCTAGAGCCTATGAAGTAACTGATAAGGGGATTGAAAAAAAAAGTGAGCCAATTAAAACTACTACAATCAAAACTGTTTATAAATATGCTGTAAGAACACCGACACCACCATTAAAGGGTAATTCAAGAAAATATTGCAGAGATTTAATGGCTATGAGTAAAGATAAACATTGGACTTATGAACAACTTGAAAAGATGGAAAACGAATTTGGAATGAATGCATTTGATTACCGCGGTGGGTGGTGGACAAACGCAAACACTGGAGAAACTACACCTTACTGTCGTCACATTTGGAAAGCAATCACAATAAAAGAAACTAAATAAAATGGATGCACTTTTTATAAGCCAACAATATTTAAAGGATAAATCACTTATCAATGATAACACTGACTGGGAGTTATTACAGCCTTCAATTATTATGATACAAGATTTGTATTTACAACAAGTATTAGGCACTCCTTTGTTTGAGGACTTACAGGATAAGATTACCTATAACACGCTTTCAGTTGATGAAACTAATCTAATCAAAAAGTACATTCAAAAGATGTTGCATTGGTATATTTTAATGGAAGCGACAACCATTTTAAAGTATAGATATACAAATAAAGGCGTGATGGTTAAGAGTTCGGAAAACTCACAACCAATAAGTGAAAGCGAGATGAAAGTAGTTAAGGACGAATGGCGAAGCATAGGCGAACGCTACAGTGAACTTTTAACTAAATATTTAATCAAATATTCGTCAACTTTTCCACTTTATAATACTTACAATAGTGAGGGAATGAATCGTTCATTAACTAACTTAAGTACGGGAATATTTATCAATGATGACTACATCATTCGCAAAGTTAATCCAAGTGATAACGATCAATTAACTGATTTCGGATGGACATACTAAGATATGAGCAAAGCAAACGAAAAGAAAATTATAGAAAAATTAAAGGTTTTAAAGCCTCAAGTATATGCTGACATTAAACCAAACAATCGAGATTTTAAAAAACTTTACTTCCAAACACAAAAGCCTAAATAGTTTTTACTTTGGCGATAAATGGGAAGTTGGGGCAAGCAATCCGATTCAATACCCTTTGCTTTGGTGTTCGTTAAGTTCATCAACAATCACTAACAATGTTATTGAGCGTAAATTTGTTATTGATATTTCTGACAAAGTAAACTTAGACGAATCAAACGAAACGCACGTTTTAAGCGACTGCGAAATGATAGCCTATGATTTACTAAACTATCTTGAGCAAATCGCTGACAGTGGCGAAATAGGCATTAAAATACAATCAAATACATCACTGACTGACTATACAGAAGATAGAGACGACATGGTTTCAGGTTGGTTCTTTGAGGTTTCAATTAGTTCTCACATTGGGAACTATTCATGTAACTTACCTATCAGTAATGGTAATATCTTTGATGGTAATTACATTTACATTGACGGCCAATACAACGTGTCATGCGGAGACTTTGAAGTATTAATCAAAGACCAAAGCGGTAACACTTTACAAACATTTACAACAAGTGGAACTTACACTGTAGAGGTGTTACAAAACATTATTGATACAATCACATCAAATACATCAACAATCATTCAACCATTAACATAGATGGCAAACGTAAACATACAATTAGGTTACAAGGATAGTGCATGGTTCACGGCAAATGCAACATTAGTTTTGCTTGCTGGTCAGGTAGTATACTTGCAACAAACGGGGCAGTATAAAATTGGTAACGGGGTTACTCAACTAAGCGCATTGGCCTTCTTAGGTAGCTCAGTGATAGCAACCGAAACACAATTAGTTACGGCAACTGTAGTAAACAAAACAGGGGTTAATTTATTAGCCTCAAACTATCAAGCTGTTAAGGTTTCAACGGCTCAAGGCCAACGTTTAGCTGTTGATTTCGCGCAAGCTAACAATGATAATAATTCAGCTGATACCATTGGTTTAGTCAGAGAAAATATAAGTAATAACCAAGAGGGAGACGTTGTTATATTAGGCCAAATAGTTGATGTAAATACAACGGGTTCATTACAAGGCGAAACGTGGGTTGATGGTGATGTACTTTACTTATCGCCAACTGTAGCTGGACGAATTACTAATATTAAGCCAACGGGGGCGACTGGTCATATAGTTGTAATAGGTTACATTGAATATGCACATTCGCAACATGGAAAAATCTATACTAAAATTATGAACGGGTGGGAGCTCGAAGAATTGCATAATGTTAGTGATGTAAGTTACACTACCCCCATTGATGCTGATAGCTTGTTGATTAAAGATAGTACAGCGTCACTTTGGAAGCGTTTAACGTGGGCGAATATAAAGACGTTAATATTTACTATCCCTTCATTAGTTAGCCAAGCTGCTGGGGTTGCTATTACGGGTGTTCAATGGGTGTTAGGTTCTAAACAATGGGTAGGCGGTAATATAACTACACAAAAAGAAATTGAGTTAACATCACCAAGTTATTCATTTACAACATCGTCAACAATTACCAACGCTTATTCAATGTATGTGAATGCGCCTACAGCGTCAACAAATGCAACTATAACTAATAACTACGCTATCGGCGCAAATGGTAATATCTTAATGACTAATAACAAGGCTATTCAAGTATTAGACGGGACTGGAACACCTAGAAACTTAATCAACTATACATCGGCTGATAACATTAATATTAACGGAAAACAAGGCAGTTCAGACATATTCATAAATCCAACATCAACTAATAAAGGAATGGTTCTTAAATCAACGGGAACTATCGGAATATATGGAGTAGCCACACCTACAGCACGCTTACATGTTGGTGCTGGCGAAAGTGGAGTTAATGCCGCACCTTTGAAATTTACAAGCGGAACAAATCAAACAACTGCTGAGGCTGGA